AGGGTGTCAGGTTGAGATACTGGAAGCGTTGAAGAAGGTGCGAGCAATCGAAAGCGGGGAGGAGCTCACTGCAGGTCCCTCTCGGCTCCTCCCCGCTTCGCACCAAGTGCTTGATGCTGAGTTTGTTCCCAATGTAGATTGAGGTGTTATGCAGGATGGTGAAGCTTAAAACTGAGTTCGATGAACTTGACGCTATTCGTTCCATGTGTACGAACAACTATTATTTGTTCTTGCGGGAGTTTTGGGATACGGTTGTCTCACAACCATACATCGATAATTGGCATATAAAAGTGGTTGCAGACGAATTGCAATTTTTGGTTGAGTGGTTTCTGGAAGGAAACAAACCCAACCATGATCCCAAATATGACTACAAACCATATGATCTGATTATCAATGAGTCGCCCGGGTCCACAAAATCCCTAGAATGCAGTGTCTTCTTGCAGCCGTGGATATGGGCTCGGTACCCACAAGCTGCCGTCATCGGGTCATCGTATCAAGAGAATCTTTCCATTGATCTTTCTCGAAAAACTCGAATTGTTCTCAGGTCTGAAAAATACCAACGTTGCTTCCCGCACGTCGTCATTGCTGAGGATCAGGATGCGAAGGGGAAGTTTGCGAATACATTTCAAGGGGAGCGGAACTCGGTTGGTAATAAGGGTGGTATCATGGGGAGGCATGCTGACTTCATTGTAATTGATGATCCCATTGACCCGCGTGGCTCACGATCTGAAGTCGAGATGACCTTAGCCAATCAATTCATTACAGAGACGTTGTGGAGTCGAAAGAAGAATAAAGCTCGAACACCGACAATTCTTGTAATGCAACGATTACATCAAAATGATCCTACCGCAATGCTTCTTGATATGGGAAACAGAAAAGAGACACAAATAAGGCATTTATGTTTCCCGGCTGTACTAACTGATGACATAAAACCAGCCAGATACAGAAAATATTATAAAGATGATCTCTTCGATCCAGTTCGGCTTTCTAGAAGAGTATTAGATGAAGCAGCGATGCAGGGTGAGTACAGTTATGCGGGTCAGTTTTTGCAGAGACCTGTGCCGATTGGTGGTGGTATGTTCAAAACCGATAATATTACGTTGAAAGAACGTTCTGATCTTCCACCTCTAGATCAATTTGTGAAACGGGTACGATATTGGGATAAAGCAGCAACCGAAGGGGCTGGATGCTTTACTGTGGGCTTTCTGATGGGGAAAGACAAAGATCAACGTTTCTGGATCTTAGATGTGTTGAGAGGGAGGTGGGATAGTGCAAAACGTGAGGGGTTGATTAAATCAACAGCCCAGGTGGATGGAGGGAAAGTGGTAATTGGTATTGAGCAAGAACCGGGGAGTGGTGGAAAAGACAGTGCGATCATGACGATTGGTAATTTAGCGGGGTTTCGCGCAATCATTGACAGACCAACTGGTGCAAAGGAAGAACGAGCTGATCCTTTCTCAGCACAGGTGAATGCAGGGAATGTGTACATGGTCAGAGGGTTGTGGAACAGACCATTGCTAGATGAATTAGGGTTGTTTCCCAATTCTAAATTTAAGGATCAGGTAGATGCTGGATCAGGTGCTGGTTGGAGAAAACGAAGATGAGTCTGGTTAAGGGAATTTTGTTTGGGAAAGAACGTAGGAAGGCTTATAGAAAAGAGAAAGCAATTGATGCATCTTGCAGAAATCATGGAAGTTGTCCTTGTAGATTGTGTAAGATCCATTCCAACGTTCTTCGTGAAGTGATAGCGAAGGAAAAGTTAATTGAATATATGAAGGACTCTTGAGATGGCAAAAAAAGCAAGCGTAAGGGCAAGTGTAAAGAAAATAAACTCGCCGGTATTCAATTTAGAAAGGGCTCAAAATGCCGTTTTCAATTCGCTTCTTCGCCGTCGTGATCTGATAAACACGTTACTGTCTCCAGGACGAGATATTGACACCGAATGTGGCTATCCAACAATTATTACCAAAGGGAACTATAAGACGATGTATGATCGCACGGGGTATGCGACGAGAGTTGTCACTATATGGCCGGAAGAAAGCTGGTCTCAGACTCCGAAAATTTATGAAGTTGAGAAGCCAGGACAAACTGCGTTTGAAAAAGCTTGGATTGAAGTAGAGGAGAAGCATCGACTGTTTCATTATATGAACCGAATTGACATTTTGTCAGGTATTGGTCATTTTGGTTTGCTCTTGTTTGGTATTGGAGATGGAAAGACTTTGGACAAGCCTGTCGAAGGCATAGATTTGAAGACAGGAGAAACTAAGACTCCAGGGAATTTTCCACTTCTATACATGCGTTCTTATGACGAATCTGTTATTGAAGTCAAAGACAAGGAAAAGGATCCTAGGAGTCCTCGTTTTGGATTTCCAACTACATATGAAATTGCTCTGGAAGATGCTACGTCTTATGAAACAACAAGCAAGACGAATAAGAGGGTGCATTGGACTAGAGTGTTGCATATAGCAGATAATAGGACGTGTTCAGAAGTGTATGGTATACCGAGAATGCAACAGGTGTACAATACGTTGCTGGATTTGCGAAAGATTTTGGGCGGCAGTGGCGAGATGTTCTGGAGAGGTGGATTCCCGGGCATGGCTTTTGAGATGGGAGGAGAGGCAGGAACGCAGGAAGTGAGTACAGAGACGAAGACAGCGATGCAGGAAAATATTGATGATTATTTTGCTGGATTGGATAGAGCATTGCTGTTGGAAAATGTGCAGGTCAAGCCGATGGATCCGCAAGTCGCAGATCCATCTGGACATATTGATATGCAAATGAAAGCAATAGCTTTGAGTCTCGGAGTTCCATATCGTGTGTTTATGGGTGCGGAGCAGGCTAAGATTGCATCGACGCAGGACAAACGAACGTGGAACGAACGAGTGATGAAGAGACAGAATAAATATCTTACACCAATGCTCGTTCGTCCTTTAATTGATCGTTTGATTGCCTATGGTGTACTTCCTACTCCAAAGAAATATTTTGTTGCGTGGCCCGATAGGGAAGCTATTACTGACAAGGACATTGCAGAAGTTGCAGTAAAAGAAGTGGATGCGATGGCGAAATATGTGGGTGGGAATGTTGCTGCTATTATGTCCCCGAAGGATCTATTCGTCTCGGTTCTGAAGAAGAGTCCGGAAGAAGCTGTTGCCTTTGAAGAAGGCGTGAAAGAAATGGAGGATGATGTGAAGGATACATTGGGAGTGGGTGATGACGAAGGAATGACTGGTGATATGGAGAATCAGATTGATGATGAACTGAGCAGAGACTATGATGCAGATTAATATGGATGTGTCTACTATACAACTGTGGAATTTCCTTGTTTCTGTGCCCTACATGTGCATTCATTATCCTTTAGAAATTGTTGTACAAAAAGATATTAGATTGGGGGAAGATATTCTTATGTATATGCCACCCTATCCAAAACCTCTTCGCTGTGCTTTTCTGAAGATTTTAGGTTCGGAAACCGCAGTTTTTTATCCTATTCAAGCTTTGAATTGAGAGAATATGAAACGGATGAATCTTAGAGATAGAGTTGATGTATGGTGTGTTTCAAAGGCGTCAAACTATGAAGGTTTTCAGTTCCAATATTACAAGATCAAGAAAAGATTTCAAATGCATCGTGCAAAGATGAAACAAAGAATGCGAATGTATTATGCAGGATTTTGTTCGAGAGGTAGGGGAACACATTTGAATAGGGAATTGAAAGCCAAGAATCGAGGATTGGAATGAGAGTTAAACGTAGTATCGATCCTTCCAAAACTGTTCTTTTACGTAGGCAGTTTAAGTATGCTGTGCGTGGGAGATTTGTAAAGGTACGTAGAAATATTGCGTCTTTCTTTGTGGATAACTATTTTGAATTTCAGTATGCTTCAAATACTGTAAAAGTTGAACTGTTTCGGAAATGGATGAAGAAACAGATTGATGACAACATTATGAGTGTTGTAGGTGCTATTGATCGAAAGCCCTGGATCTCGACTTATATAGAGTCAGCATATACAAAGGGTGTGTTAAGATCATATACAGATGTGAATAAAGGGAAGGTGTTATCCAATGTAAATTGGTTTGGAGGAGCGAAGGCTCAGTTTTTGAAAAGTATGTTTCAACGTGCAGGTATCACTACACATTTAGGTTTTCTTACAAATAGGGCTTTTCATCTTTTTCAGGGCGTTGCAGATGATATGTTGAATAGAACATCGTTGGTATTTTCAAATGGAGTTGCAATAGAATACACTCCAAAGAAAATGACTACAGAGATTTCAAAGGTAATCAATAATGTTTCTGTGAAACGTGCTGTACTGATAACTCGAACCGAAGTAATTTATGCACATGCAGAAGGACAGTTAGATGGATTTGATGTATTGGATGTAGAGAAGGTTGGGGCGGAGGTGGAGCTGAATTTATTGAATGGTGGAGAAGTATGTAAACCATGTAAAAAATTGGAGGATGAGACGTATCTGATTGAAAAGGCAAGGGGTGTAATCCCTATTCATCCTGGATGCTTGTGTGCGTGGGTACTCATTGGGAAAGAAAATTTATTGAAAGGTGTCAAATAATTTCCTGTAATTTCCATATTTTCAGACGATAATATAGTAGTGAGTGTATACTATATGAAATATGGAGTTTGCAATGAAATTCATGGGGAAGACGTTGACAAAAAAATGTGTACATGTAGAACCAAATTTTGTGTGTTCTTCTATTTTTCGAAAGGGAACGCCTACATTTCCTGATTTTGGAAAGGAGGTTCGTCGTTGGTATCCTGTTCATGAATATTGTTATGATTGCAAGAAGTTTGTTGAGGGATGTAATGGATGGAATCCACGTAAGAAATTTGAATGTGTCAAAGCAAAATGGTATCCAAAAGTTAAGGTTGTTTGAAAGGATGTAAAATGAGAGCGATATGTATGCTGGTTATTTTGTTGTGTGGACTCGCAAGTCTTGCCCAGGCAAGTGAGGACTCAATGAGTTTCATATCCCAGACGATGGGCAACTCAGATGTCATCCTGATTCGGGCTGGCTTGAGCGAACCGAATGGTGTAGCAGCCTGGGGACTGGCTGTCGCTCACGAGCCGGAAAGAGACGAGATCGAACAGGCAACCTCATTCGGTGCATGGGGACAACTCAGTACCGATATCACGATCCTCTCGCCGGGAACGCTCGGGATGTGGGCTGGACTCACGGCCAAGCCGTTCATCGATTTCGATATCCTATACGATTTCGATCACGACAAAGTCGCTATCTGGCCCGGTACAGGGGTGCGAATTGCACCGACAAAGACTCTTGCATTCGTGGCTAGGGTCGTCTATCCGCTTGGCGACGACGATGTGCCTTGGGCGTTGGAGCCCGAAGAGTTCGTAGGTTTGTTTGGTCTTGAGATTAGGTTCAAATAAGAACCTATTGTCTGAGCCTCGGTGCCGTGAGTGATTCTCTGCGATGACCGGGCCGGGGCAGTTTTAATTGAATTGTATGTGCCGATGGCCGCGTGGTGTGACATGCGACGTGTGACAGAGCGTGCGAAAATCTGTTGGTTATATTATGGAAAACACGTTGGAAACTCCGACGGAATGTCCAATTGCGGACAAAGACCATTGAGTGGCCATAAACGCATAGCTGGTAGCGGGTTAGGCCAATCCAGCCCATCGGCATATTTTTTATAGGAGAAAGAATAATGGGTGTTCTTGGTAGTATTTCAGCATTGTGGCAACTAATCAAATGGATCCGTGCGGAGAAGAAAAAGTTAGAAGCTAATGCAGATGCTTATCTGACTGCGGAACGTGCGGATGAATGGCGATTAAATGCAGAGAAGATTTTTCATGCGTTGGCAAGTGGCAATGGGAACTTTGATAAGCTTCCAAGGATTGTCAAATGGTTCTTTGGGGCTACTACTGCCGATAACAGATTTGGAACGTTTGGACTTCAGATTCTAAAGTCAAAGAAGTTGAAGGAGCATGATCCTGTATTGGGAGAGCCGATCAAAGCATACCCAGCACATTGAAAAGTCAACGCACACTTACTCAATATGTAAGTGTGCGTATCCTAAAATTTTTTTGTCCCTCTTGGTATATCTGTGTTTAGATACGTCCCTTCGTAGCTGATTATCATGTAACTTCAGTTCAGATCACATCTTACATATCATCTCCATTTGGGAATACTATGTATTCCCTCCACATTTCTAGCCCCTTCGCAGACTGTCACTCGCAAGTTTTCATCTTTAAGTTGCTATTTATTCTGATAGTATTGGTGGAACAATATGATGTTTCTGTTCACTTGTACTATGAAAGGTTTCGGAATGAAGCTGGAAGATAAAAGTTCAGAGACAGGCACGAAGGAGGAAGCGATTACGAAAAAGAATCAACTTGTCACGATGAAAACCAGTCTATCTCCTACTGCCGTCCGCAATGACAGTATGGAAGGTAAGGATTGGCTGGTTGTCCCGATGGTCATGCTGGTAGAGGGTGTTCATAATGGTTCTTGTGGTGCTTTGCTGTACCCAGAAGAAGAACTAGAGAAGACTCCTGTTGTATGGAATCACAAACCTATAGTTGTATATCATCCCAGTGGCCCGACCGCGTGTGATCCTGATGTTTTGACGAATCGCAAGATTGGGGTCATTATGAATACAACGTATGAAGAGGGGAAACTGAAAGCAGAAGCATGGTTGGACCCGGAGCGTATCAGTAAAGTAGACAGTAGAATTGCGGATGCCATCGAAAATAAAGAGATGATGGAATTGTCTACTGGATTGTTTACTGATCTTGATGGGTGTATTGGTGAATGGGGCAAAGAGCGATATGACGCAATCGCAACAAATTATCGTCCAGATCACCTTGCTCTTTTGCCGGATATGACTGGTGCTTGTTCGATGGAAGATGGGGCTGGATTCTTTAGGCTGAATTCAGCAAATACAGGTGTCTTTGAAGATGACAAAAATAAGATTTCTGAAACCTGGGCGAAATCTTATTTTGAAGTGTTGGAAGCAGCGGGTATTGACACTACGAAACTCGTAGCCAACGAACTGAGTCACAGTGCCATTTGGTCCCAGTTGCATGATAAAGTTCAAAAGAAAAATAGTAATGCTTGGTTGGAGGAGGTCTTCAATTCTTTTTGTGTCTACAACATTGATGGGGCATTATTTGTGCAGGATTATGAAACTGCGAAGGACAATACAATAAGTCTTTCTGGGACTGCACAACCTGTCGTGCGAGTAGTTCAGTATAAGACGAAAAGTGGTAAAGCGTTTGACGTGAATTCTGACAAGGAGTTTATTATGAACAAGACCGAATTGATTAAGAAGCTGTTGGAAAACAAAGACAGTGGATGGACGGCGGAAGATCAGGACGTGTTGGATTCGATGGATGAGGCAGCATTGGAAGCTATCTCCACAAAAATCGAAAATCGTGTAACTGAGAAGCCGGAAGAGAAACCCCCTGAGGAAAAAGAGGTGAAGTCTATTGTGAATGAGGAACCGAAGCCGAAAGAAGAAGTAACGACCGAGAACAAGGAAGAGCCGAAAGAGCTGACGGAAGAGGAATATATCGCTGCGGCTCCGAAAAACATTCGCAATGTCTTGACGCGAGGCTTGACGGCTTATAATGGCGAGAAGGAAAGACTGATTGCTGTTATCAAGAGTAACAAGAACAATGCCTTTGATGACAAGTATTTGCAGAATAGAGAGTTGGATGAGTTGCTTGGCATTGCCAAGTTGGCTGCTCCTGAAGAGAAAGTTATGGACAATGACACGATTCTGATGGCGGATTATAGTGGGCAGGGTGAAATCACGCCCACTGAGAATGCTGATGTTGATGTTCTGGAACTTCCTGTTCCGAATTTTGATACTGCAAAGTAATAGCAGAGAAACCAAAGACTCCAATTTTAATTGGAAAGGATAAAACATGGCGTTGAACACGATTTCGAGAATTCACAGCAAAGGTGACTATCGGTATGAAGAGCATACTGCTAGTGCTGCTATTAGCCCTGGTATGTTGCTGGAAATCAATTCGGACAGTGAGGTGCTTGCTCACAATTCTTCAAGTACAGTTGGAGAGTGTCTTTTTGCAATGGAGGATGCGCTTCAGGGAAATGATCTTAGTGATGATTATGCAGATGGCGATCTTGTAGCCTGCATAATTCCAATGAAAGGTTCTGTGGTAAATGCTTTTCTTCTGGCGGGTGTGTCTTATTCTGTCGGAGAGGTGCTTGAGAGTAATGGGGATGGGACGCTGACTACTGGAACTACTTATCCGATTGCTGTAGTTGAGGATTCGGCTAAGGATTTGTCCAATAGTTTGGCTGAGGATACGTTGCATCCGGTTCGCATTCTGTAAG